TCAGGAGATTGAATCTCTTGTTCAAACTAACTCGGACATGAGTTATATTGATGCGATTATTTTCTTCTGTGAAAAAAATAACATTGATGTAGAATCAGTCCCAAAACTAATTTCCAAACCTCTGAAAGAAAAAATCAAGTACGAGGCAATGGAACTTAATTTTCTCAAGAAAACTTCAAGGGCAAAATTGGTATTCTGAAATGTTCGGGAGAAATTTTTATAGTATTTTAAAGATAGAAGATCATGAATTAAACAAAGATCGAAACTTGAATGAAATTTCTAAATTAGATCGTCCCTTTCCTACTATAAATCCGTCAGTAAATTACGATTCTTATATCAGTAATACTGATTGGGACATATCTTTTAATCCAAATTGGTTTGAATTTTCTCTATCTTACACTGATAGAATTAGATTCTTCAATTTCATAATGAAGAAATATAAATCAGAAAAGATGATATTGAGAGGATCTTGGTTTAATCAATATTTTCCAAATTCAGGCTCAGATCATCCCTTTCATGATCATCATCATGATGTAGTTTGCATTTACTACCTTGAATTAAAAGATCCATCTTTGAGAACTGTTTTGTTAAATCCCAGAACAAATAGGGAGGTAATACCAAAAGTTAATGAAGGTGATTTGTTAATCTTTAAAGGAAATGTAAAGCATAAGTCTCCAAGAAATTTTACTAATACTAGAAAAACTGTATTAGCATATAACTTTGATTTGTTAGAATGATGCCCTTTGATGCTTATAAATGCTATCTGTCTTTGAAGAATCATTTCACCAAAGACAGTTATGATTATCACAAGTATTGTGGTAAAAGTCGTGCAAGTGTTCAGTCTTTCTATAAAAGAAAAGACCGAATGTGGTTTGAAAAAATTTCAAGGCAAAAGACTGATAAAGAAGTAGAAGAATTTTTTGTTGCAAATTTTGTATCATGTCCTGATCCAGAAACTCTTTGGATTGGTGAGATGATGAAAGAAGGAGAGGGGAGATACAAAGACTGGCAGAAAAAAGTTCAGTCTCTCTCTTATGTTTTTAAAGAAGAAACTCAACAATTATTTGGTGAGCACAAATTTGAGGAGGTTTTTAGTTCCTCTAAGGGACATCCTCCTCTATTAAAAAAGTTCCTGAGCGGGAAAATTAGCCTGGAAACACTAGTCATATATGATAGAATATTCCTGTTCGGGAACGATTTTGATAAGCGTCTAAAAGATCCTGTATGGGAAACCGTAAGCAAGAGAATTAAGAAGTATTCTCCTTTCCTACATATAGATGTATTTCGTTATCGGAAAATTTTGAAAGAAGTTATTTTAGGAGATCAATGAGTTTCTTTAGTTCAGAAGTTGTCCGTGCTGAGATGACTGAAATTTCAGACCTTCAAGAGGAAGTTTATAAGAATGTTTTTGATTTTCCTCGCATGAGCAAAGAGGACAAGATTAAACATGTAGATCTCCTTGAACGTCTTCTGGATAAACAAAAAGTTCTTTATACTCGTATGAGTTTATCGGACGATCCAGAAGCCAAAAAAATGAAAGAACGAATTATTGAGTCCGCTAGAATGATGGGTCTTCCCCAAGGGACAGACATGAGCATCATTCTGAATAACATGTCCAAGATGCTGGAAGTCATGCGCCAGCAGATTGACAAAACGGGTTCCGACCTGTAGAATAACGAAGTACCCAAAAGCCAAATCCTACTAATACGAGGTAATCTAATGTCTTTCGCAAACCTTAAAAAACAATCTTCTCTTGGTTCTCTTACGCAGAAACTGGTAAAGGAAGTGGAGAAGATGAGCACAACTTCTGGAGGCGCTGATGAACGTCTTTGGAAACCTGAAATGGACAAGACTGGTAATGGGTTCGCAGTCATCCGTTTTCTTCCTGCCCCTGAAGGTGAAGAACTTCCTTGGGCAAAAATGTATTCCCATGCCTTCCAAGGTCCTGGTGGTTGGTACATTGAAAACTCCCTGACTACTATTGGTCAGAAGGATCCTCTTGGTGAATACAACCGTGAATTGTGGAACAGCGGTTCCGAAGCAAATAAGGAAATCGTTCGCAAGCAAAAGCGCAAACTGTCTTACTACAGCAACATCTACGTTGTAAAAGATCCCACAAATCCTGCAAACGAAGGTAAAGTCTTCCTGTTCAAGTATGGCAAGAAGATTTTTGATAAAGTTATGGAAGCAATGCAACCTGAGTTTGAAGATGAAACTCCTATCAATCCCTTTGACTTCTGGCAGGGCGCTAATTTCAAACTCAAAATCGTAAAGAAAGATGGGTATTGTAACTACGACAAATCAGAATTTGGTTCAGTTGAACCACTACTGGATGATGACGATGCTCTTGAAACCCTCTGGAAGAAAGAGTATTCGCTGACCGCACTTACTGCTCCTGATCAATTCAAGTCTTATGAAGATCTTGAGCGTCGCATGAATATGGTTCTGGGTCTGAAAGGTGCGAGTTCATCTCCTGCCCGTTCCCGTGCTGTTGTCGAACAAGAAGAAGAGTATGAGTCTTATGCTCAAACTCCTTCGGTTGAAAGCAAAGTTTCTGAAGAACTGGAAGAGTCTTATGCTCGTTCCAAGGCTCCTTCACTTCCTAAAATCACACAGGAAGATGAAGACGAGGATGATGCTCTTGCATACTTCCAACGTCTTGCAGAGTGATTATTGATATAGTCTAATATTATCTGCTCTCTTGAGGGTTCTGGTCACAAACTGACTGGAACCCTCTTTATATTCTAACTCAGTCATGATATCATTCATCACTAAGTTGGTGTAAGATGGTTTTAAAACATAGATATTTCTCTTATCATTTTCTATCTTTTCTTCGTATTCATAGTTAGTTACTGGAATACTAATATTTCCTGCATCTACCTGAGAATCATCCCACCAATCATAATAATTAAAAGTATAATTGGCGGGAACATTTAATCCCCCAGGGAACATTGTAACTCCTTTACTATTTTTAATTTCTCTACTTTCATAATGATGGATGCCATTATAAAGAGTATTATAATCCTTATACTTATCGAACAAATATCTATCAAATGAATTCTGAGTTAATGGCCATTCTGTTTGAATGTTAATAATGTTGTTTGATAGAAGAATGATCCAGTCATAGGTTTCATTTCCATAGAAATCAAATGCAACATTGTCTGGTCTATCATCACCAACTATTTGATACTTTGTAAAGAATGTGAGTTCTTGGAATATCTCTTCTCTTATTTTTACTCTTTTGAATAAATTTTTTACTTTGATATAATCAGATATGTTTTGCTGATCTTTCAACCTGCTTACATATTCAAAGTCTGGTATCTTTCTAAAATAGTTTGACATGTTAGAATCCTATTCCGTCGTCTGAATTTCCATATTCATCATCAAACAGAGGTTCTAACTCTTGGAAAGTTAGTGACAACTCATATGCAGTCATAGAGTTTCCCCCACTCTCTCTATAGTATGTCATGTAATTTCCATCTGGAGTGTAATTCACATTACATGCAGTCAATGCACATTCCTTAAATCTATTTAAGAACTTGTGCTGTTCATTTTTAGATATATATGCTATTGCAAAGGTATGTGGTGATCTTAGAATTAGGGATGAAGCATCTCTTTTTACTGACATGCCTTGTTTAAAATAACGAATAATTTTTAGAACCTTTTGAGCATCATCTTTATTTCTGGGAGACATTCTAAAATTAAAGTTGAAGGTTCTCAGTGATGGACCAGTGAATAATAATTCAACGTTTGGGTTTAAAATACTTCCGTATTTTCTTTGCTGCAAGTTTGATGATTTTGTAGCTAATTCTGCAAATTTAGTTGTCAGTAGATTTTCTGCTTGTTGTCCCCCATCCTTTCCTATTGTATTGCTGACTTGTTTTTCTGCTTCTTTCCCCCCAGCTTCAGGTCCTCCTTGTATTGATTCAGTTGCCATAGAAGCAAAAGCTTGTTGGAATTCATTTAGAGCATCTGCACTCCACTCTACTGTATTTGAATCTGATATTCCTCCAGGAACTGGTAGGACTATTGTTGTTAAAGGATTCCTAGTTGCTATTTGTGGATTTCCCCCAGAAACAGTAACTACTCTAGACTTTGATTCCGAACCTCCTTGCGATTTTAATTCTGATGGTACATATTGCAACATTGTAAATTTAACACAATCTTGCAATTCAACTTTTAAGTTTGCTGGATATATGACAATCGAATCGTAATTTAATCTAGTTTTACTGGTGTCTTTTGATCCAGATGCTACTTCAGCGTCTCCACTTGCTGTTGGTTTTGATTCTTCTGTTCCAGGTTTTCCAGTTCCTTGACCACCCGCTTTACTGAGAGATTCTTTTTGTTGTGCGGTTCCTCCACTTGTACCAAAAAAATCTTTT